GGGGTGAGGACTTGGACTACTTTAGAGGCTTTCTTTTTACCTTTAGGCATAACATAACTCCTTTCTAACTGGTTTCGAAAATAGGGAAATCCCATTTTAGGGGTATGGGGTATGAGTATAGGTAGGTCTGCATTTAGATTCAATTTTTTCGGAAATTTGTTTTTGATTCATTTGACATTGTGTCTAATTTCAAGGGTGTGAGGGCGGGCTTAAAAGATAACTATAATAGATAAAATATATAATATCTGTAGGGCAGTAGAATCTGGAAGGCTTAAATTCAGCTATGGCTAAATTAATAAAGGAAATCGCAGATTTATCATATGAAGGACAGCTATTTGTTCTTTCTCAGATGATGGATGATTATTCTCCTCTTGAACTGAATGGGCGTGTTTTCCTGATACCAAGAGAAGTAAACGAATTAATAAATACATTATATATACAAGTAAAGCACAGCAGGAAACACACAATTAAGTAACAATAATATATGCTGACTGGAGAGATTAAGGGGAAAAGGCATTTTATATACGAAAGTCCTGATGAGTTCTTAAAAGAAACAGGTTTAAAATATAAATATTGGAAAAAGAGCCCCAAAAAAGGGGATTGGGTTCAGTCTGATGATGGTGGTATCTTACAGATACTAAAATATGGGAATCTTAACCATCACGGGGATACAGAAAATTACAAATCAAATAAAGGATATGTGAGGACAGTTGTTGGTTCTTTTCTAATCAATGAAAACTCATATATGGATACAGATTTCTCACAACATCCAAATAGATATACTTTTTCTAAAAAAATAAAAAATTCTAATGAAAATTTCTCCAAAAGAGAAAATATAACAATTAATGAAAAACTCTTTATTACAGATGTTGTCAGTGGTAAAGATGCAGTCACAGCAGTACAAAATGTATATGGAACTGAAGATTATAAAAAGGCAAAACATAAGGCTTTTGCACTATTAAAGCAGGATAGAGTTATGAATGAAATCGAAAAAGGTGTTATAGATGTAGCTAAAGGACTTGGAATAAATCATGAATATGTCCTTACTACTTTAAAAAACTTAGCTGATAGGAGTGATGATGATAATGTTATTCTTCAATCTGCTAAAGAATTAGGAAAAATCATAGGAACCAGCGGAAAGATCATTAAACAAAGGGATGTTGGTCTTGTTGGTATGTTTGGTGGTTTCTCACCTGAACAATTAGAAGAGGCGCAAAGAGCAATTGCCCCTTTGGAGATTAAAAATGAGATGCCCTAAATGTAATTCAATAAAAACGAGTAAAAATGGCATTAAGATTCTTGTAACGGGGAATAGGACTCAAGAGTTTAAGTGTAATGACTGTAATAGATACTTTTCTGTGCAAATTGATGTTAACGTATTGCACGAATTAAAATTTGTTGAACCTGGGGATATATTAGAGGTAGAAGGTGGTAAGCAGATTAGAATACATGGGCTTACTGATGTTCATGTGGGAGCAGTGGAACATGATTTTAAAAAACTAGATGAAGCCATTAAAATGATAGATGAAGATGAAGATGCTAGATGGTTTGGGAATGGTGATTTATTAGAGTTAATCCCCCCTCATTATAAAATTAATCAAAGGGGTCAAGACATACCACCAGAAGAGCAATATTTAGAGTTTGCTAGGAGGGTAGACCCAATAAAAGATAAGTGTATATTTATTAGAGGTGGAAACCATGATTACTTGCGTTCTTTCAATATATTAGATTTTGATGTTTGCAAAGTTCTCGCAAATGAGATAGGAGTTCCATACTATAGGATGCCTGGATACACAAGAATAAAAGCAGGTGGTAAAGAATATAAACTTGTGTCTGGACATGGTAAAGGTGGTGGAAAGAATGGGGATACAGAATTGAATAGCATGGCTGCTGTTTATAGTGATGGTGATGTATTCTTTTTAGGTCATAATCATCAATTATATGTTAAGCCTATGGATAGTTTGGTTATAGGTGAAGATAATACAGAAGAGTTAAGACGTAGGTGGTATATACGAGGAGGCTCATTTTTAAGATACGCAGATTATGCTAGGTATTCTTTTTATCCTATAGTAAGGACTGGATGGACTACCATGCAATTTAATGAAAGCGGTATCCAATGCTGGGAGAATTAAATAGTGACTAAGGGTGACTATGGTATGACTAAGACTTGTGAATATAAATAAGAAAAACGTAAATAAAGCAGAGAAAATACTAGAACTTGCGTATACAGACCTTATTGCGTTTGGCAAATTGTTTCTGCCTGGAGATTTTGGTAAATCTTCGTCACCAAAGTTTCATTATGAAATAGGAGATGCTCTTCTTGAGCCTACAACAAAATCTTTAGCCTTAATTTTGCCTAGAGGCAGTGCTAAGACACAACTTTTTAAGACATTCTTGCTTCATAAGATAGTATTTAAGAAACCAGATGAATTTCTGTTTATGGCTTGGGTTTCTGATAATCACAGGAAGTCCATACTTAATCTTCAATATATTAAACAGCATTTTCAAAGTAATGATATGATTAAATATTATTTTGGTGATATTGTAGGAGACAAATGGACAGAAACAGATATTGTTACAAGTACTGGTGCAAAATTAATTAGTAGATCAAATCTCTCAAGTATTCGTGGGGAGAATTATCTTGGAAAGAGATATGATGTTGTTGCTTTGGATGATACCGAGAGTGAAACGAATACTGTGACTCAAGATGCTAGAGAAAAAATTAAGAATATTGTATATAATGGTGTAAAACCAGCACTTGACATTAATAGCGGCAGACTTATATTTGCTGGAACCCCAGTTCATTATGATAGCTTATGCCAAAATATACTGGATGGATACACAAAGGCTGAAAATAAAGATGATTATACTTGGGATGTTATTACTTATAAATCTACACAACCTGAAATGGAAGGTGGAGTTTTATGGGATTCTTATATGCCTAGAGAAAAACTTGATTTATTAAAGAAAGAATATCAGGAAGCAGGAAGGTCTCATGGTTATTACCAAGAATATGAATTAGAAGTACAGAATGAAGATGATGCTTTATTCGGGAGAAGCTATATTAAATACTGGCAGGGCTACTATAAAAGAGGTGAAGATGATGTTAATTATCTTGTTATGGATGGAGAAGATGTTCCATGCAATACTTTCATAGGTTGCGATCCAGCTACTGATATTGACACCAAAACATCTGATTTTTCTGTAATTATGGTAGTTGCTGTTACTCCAGAGAATAGTACATATGTATTGGAGTATGAAAGACATAGATCAATTCCAACGGTAGGACCAAGAGATACTGATGATAAATTGATAGGAAAAAAGGGAGTTGTAGATTATATCATGGAATTGCATCAAAAATATCATTGTGTTTCAAGTACGGTTGAGGATGTAGCCATGAATAGGTCTATTTTTCAATCATTGAATGAAAGAAGACGAATTGAGAACAAATTTGAGATAGCAGTTGTCCCAGAAAAGCCCCCAGGTCGTATGGATAAGAGAAATAAGATATATTCGGGTTTATCTGGTAGATTTAGTACAGGAACAGTATATTTAAGGGATAAAATGTTTGATTTAGAACACGAAATCGTTACTTTTGGACCAAAGATGGCACATGATGACACGATAGAGACACTTTTTTATGCATTAATTCACGCTTTCCCTCCTAATATGAAGAAAAGTGAAAGAAAGAGTGAAAGAAAATGGTTTAAACCTAAAAGAAACGCTAAAAGTTGGATTATTGCATGAGAAAGAAATCAAGTCACGGTAATAACGTAAGACAGCAATGGAATTTGTCATGGAGGGATCAACCTAGAGGGTTTCCATATAAAGACGACCCATTAACAGATAAAGAATATCTGAATGACAGGGCTGAACTATTTCGTAAACATGGGAATGGTTGGTGGTGCCTTTTAAATAATATGAATAGAGCAAAAGGAGAATAAAATGCCAACAAAGAAACTAAGGAACATAAATCATAATTTTCGTGGAAAAGAGGATCTTTTTTGGAAAAAAGTAGTAGATGGAATGAGAAATTTCTTAAAATCACCTTGGAATAAGTAATATGGCAAGAAAGAAGACAGCAGAAAGAATTTTTACATTGTGGCAGTCTGCAGATTGTAAAGAAAGAATAAAATGGCAGACTGATAGTCAAAAAGGTTATGATTTTTACTTAAATGACCAATTGACCAGAGAAGAAGAGGAAATGCTACAGGAATCTGGGATGCCTACCTTTTTAATTAATAGAATCACACCGATTATTGAAACAATGAAGTATTTTGTAACTGCTAATAATCCTAGATGGAAAGCGGTTGCTGTTGAAGGAAGTGATACAAATATAGCACAGGTTCATAGTGATATATCAGAGTATTGCTGGGGCTTGTCAAATGGTAAATCCATATATGGCAATGTTGTTCTCGACTCTTTAACCAAAGGTGTTGGATACTTTTTTATAACAGTTGATAAAAGTTTAGATAGAGGCAAAGGGGATGTTGTTTTTAATAGAATCAACCCTTTTGATGTTTTCCCAGACCCTCAAAGTAGAGATTTCTTGTATAGGGATGCATCTTTCATTCTTGTAAAGAAGAATCTTACTAGAAATCAGTTGAAACAGATGTATCCAGAATATGCAAGAAAAATTGCAAGAGCAAAAGAAGCAAGTTCTGCAAATCACTATTCTGAATCTGATAGAGATGATTCATCTGCGATCATCCCAGAGGACATTCAAACTTCATTAGACGATCATGGTAACAAAGATGATATTATTGCTCTCCATGAATGTTATGAAAAAATTCGTATTCCTTTTGTGAATATGACTATGAAAATTTATCCGTCAGCAGAAGATGAGAAGAATGTAAAAGAAATCGCCATGAAAAAATTGGAAGATTTTGAATCGGATCAGGCGGTTAAGACTAAAGAAAGAATTATTGAATTAGAAGCAGCATTAAAAGCAGGTGAAATAATTCAAGAAAGAGCTGCTCTTGAAATGCAAAGAGCTGAGAGTGAATTAAAACAAAATATACAGAGAAAAAGAGCCGAAATAGACTATGCTCTACAAGAGGAATTGAATAGGACTGAGGAATTGGTTGTTTCGGAAGAAGAATTTAAAATTTTACAAAATCAAGAAGGTTTTCAAGAATCTGTTGTTGAACATTTTGATTACTTTGAAACTAGGGTTAATGTAACTTGTACTCTAGGTTCTTCTATTTTGTTATATGAGTACATATTACCAATAAGGGAGTATCCTATTATTCCCATCCCATACATCTATACGGGCACTCCCTATCCAATGAGTGCTGTTACTCCCTTAATTGGTAAACAGCAAGAAGTTAATAAGGCACATCAAGTTATGCTTCATAATGCCAATCTTGCTTCTAATCTTCGTTGGATATATGAAGAAGGGTCAGTCCCCGAGGACGAATGGGAACAATATTCTTCTGCTCCAGGTGCTTTGTTGAAATATAGACAAGGATTTAATCCCCCAACTCCAATTCTTCCAGCTGCTATTAATAATGCTTTTTATACCATTACTCAAGAAGGCAAGGCAGATATGGAATATATAGCAGGGATTCCAAGTTCAATGATGGGTTTTGTACAGGAACAAGCTGAGACATATAGAGGACTTCTTGCGAATGATGAATTTGGGACTAGAAGAATTAAATCTTGGATGAATACTATATTAGAACCATGCTTAGAACATATAGGTGTGGTTTTTAAGGATTTAGCGCAGTCTCATTATGTTGCAGATAAGGTATTCAGAATTGTACAGCCTAATGCTGGTGGTGAGTATGAAGAATCGGAAACTAGAATTAATATTCCAATTTATAATGATTATGGTGATGCTATAGATAAATGGGCAGATTATGCATCCTCAAGATTCGATATAAAAGTCGTAGCAGGGGCAGTAATGCCAGTAAATAGATGGGCTTTATTAGAAGAATATTTTAAGTGGTTTCAAGCTGGTCTTATTGATGATGTGGCTATGTTGGCAGAAACTGATGTTAGAGGCAAAGATAAAATTGTAGAGAGAAAATCTTTATATTCCCAACAACAGCAGCAAATTGAACAATTAAACGATCAGTTGAAAGATCAAACAGGTGAGAATGAAACTTTAAAACGTCAAATTGTTCAAGCTGGAATTAAAATGAATATTGAAACTGGCAGCAGAGAAACTAAAAGTGATGTTTTAGAAACGAAGGCTCAACAAAAATTATATAGACAATTGATGACTGAGGAGAAGAAAAAAAATGATTTGCAAAACAAAGAGCAGAGTAAATAAATTCAACAGATAATAAAGGGCTATAAATTATGAATGAAGAACAAGTAAGCAACGCTTCCGATTCTACGGAAGTCCCCGAAAGTTTTATTTCTGATGATGCATCCTCAGACTTTTTTGGTAATTTAGACCAACAGGTTAATGGAGGCATATTAGATGGCGAGGAGAGCATAACTTCAATGGAAGCAGGTGGTAACACGCAAGCAGAGAGTGGAGTTCAGCAAGAGAATGTCGAGACTCTTAAAAAAAGGTATACAGATTCAAGCAACGAAGGGAGGCGACTTAACACTCGTTTAAAGGAACTTGAACCTTACTTACCTATACTTGACGAAATGCGAAAAGACCCCAAATTAATAACTCATGTAAGAGATTATTTTGATGGTGGTGGTCAAACTCCAGAAAGTGTGACGCAGAAGTTGGATTTGGATGAAGATTTTATATTTGATCCAGATGATGCCGTGACTAATCCAAAGAGTGATTCTGCTAGAGTTCTGAATCAGACTATTGATGGTGTAGTTCAAAGACGTTTAACGAATGAATTTTCGAAACAGAAGGAACAACAACAAGTCGATACTCAGGTTAATGATTTTAGAAAGAATCATAATATGTCCGAGGAAGATTGGAATGAATTTCAGTCTTATGCGGAAAATCAAACTCTTAGTTTGGATGATATACTTTATTTAAAAAATAAAGAAAATAATTCGAATCAAAGATCAAGAGTGGATAATTCAAGGGCAGCACAACAATTTCAGCGGCAACCTGCATCAGCAGCTACAACAGGTTCAAGTGTTATTGAAACGACAGAATCTGATGATGTTTTTGATGCTATTCTAGGGATTGACAAGCAGTTAGACAACGCATTTGGCTAATAGCTGAACTTTTAAACTATTAGTCAGTTGCTCAACCCTTAATTAAAGGAGATAGTCAAATGGCTGATCTGTTTAATCTAGGACACTTAGGTGTCGCTGATGACAATGTAGCTCTATCAACTGGCGATCTTAGACGAAAGTATAATTTCGGGAGTAGAGTATCTGAACTAGCAATAGCGCAAGACCCCTTCTTCCGATTAGTATCTAAGATAGCAAAAAAACCTACGGACGACCCTCAGTTCAAATTTACTGAGAGACGACCATCCTTCCACAAAAGATACGCCTATGCGTGGGGAGCAGCCGACACTGGTGCCCCTTCAACTGGTGGAGCTTTAACCGCTAATACTACAAAAGTTGTAATGTGTGGTGATTACTTATCTGCTGGAAATAAAGGCAGTGTTTATGGTAACTCATCTAATCTTATTACTATTGGTAGTACTGGCACAGACCCTGAGTTTTTTGTCCCAGGACAATTAGTTAAAATTCCGACATCGGATGTTGCAGGTTCAACATTCAAAGGCTACGCTGTCGTAAAAATTACTAAAGTGGAAGCATCTGCTCAGGCAAATATGAAACTACTGACTGTAGAAATGGTAAAAACTCCAACTGACTTGGAACTTACCTATTCTAATGCTGCTGATACTTTGATAGGAGGCTCTTCTCAAGAAGACCTTGCTGAAAAACGATCTTTCGTTATTGGTACTGGATTTGCACAAGGTAGTGGATACCCCGAAACATGGAAAGACCAACCTTTCTCAACTGGATATGGAAATACCCAGATTTGGAAGACTGCGATGGCAATGGATAATACCACCAGAGCAACGGTCTTGAAGTATGATGCTAGTGAGTGGGCTAGAGTCTGGAAAGAAAAACTGATTGAGCATAAGTATGATATTGAACAATCACTTCTGTTTAATGGCACAGCCGATGCAACTGGCGATGCTTGGTATACAGATGGTGTTGTGAATTACATATCTGGCTTTGGTAATCAATTTTCCATGGCTCTTGCTGACAAATCTCAAGATTCATTTCTTGATGATTTAAGTGCATTCCTTGATCCTCGATACAACAATGCAAATGCTACTTTGTTTTTTGTTAACACAGCTGTTTACAACTGGTTACATAAACTAAGTGGTTACTTTGCCAATAATGTTGGTATGGTAGTTCCTGGCTCAGGAAACACTACACCATCTCCTCAAGTTGGTATTGCAAATGGTTCTGGTGTTGCTCATTTCGCTATGACAGGGAAAAAGAAAGTCTTTGGTGTTGATATTTCTGTAATTTCTACTCCTTATGGAGATATGAATGTTATTAGAAATATTCACCTCGATGGCACAAACATTAATATGCTTGGTATCAATATGCGTAATGTCTCTTATCGACCTTTGGTTGGTAATGGACTTGCACGTGATACTGCTATTTATGTTGGTGTTCAGACTTTAGAGAACAGTGGCGTTGACCGTCGGGTCGACTTAATTCAGACAGAAGCTGGTTTGGAAATTCATATGCCCGAATCCCATGCTATCTGGACTACAACATAAAGGAGATTGACTTATGGCTAATCCTCTATATGGACAAAATAAGGCTGACAATAGTATTGACAATATTTCCGCTCAATGGAAAGTGTTAAGATATATTGTCGCCGACATTGATGACACTGGTGTCACTAATGGTAATGCTGTCGTTGCAGAAGGTATTCCAGGTTATTTCGTTCCCGTGCTATGCTCGGTAAGGAATATGTCTGAGACTGCCGCTGATGATTTTGGTGCAGTTGCTTGTATACTTGATGTTGAGACATCTGGTCAAAAACTAACGACTACTTTAAGTGGTCTTGGTGATGGCGAGTCTATTCATTGTGTATGCAGTGACGAAGCTGCTGATCAATCAGTTGCTAGAGTTTACAGTTCAGCTGCCTTAGATATTTTGGCAGAAGCTGCAGACTTTAAATCGGCTGCTGGCAAAACTGTCTCTTACGAAATTACTGTTTCTGGATATGATCTATCCGCAACGGTAACATCTGAATAGCTGACAAACGATAATTAACAGCCTCCGCGATCCGTTTTATGGGGGCTGTTAATTGAGTTGACAAATGGCTATAATAGACATACAAGCAACGGTATTAAAACTAACTAGTGTTACTCCTGCCGCTAATAGTGTAGAGGATGCTCAAAGATTCGTTGTTCAAAGTATACCTAAAAATTTATTAAGATTTGCTGAAGGCGTATCTTCAGCGAGTACAGATGGCTCTGCTATAGAATATCTTAGAAATGATTCTATTATAGAAGTTCAAAGAAATGGTTATAGTTGTATAGAA